GGCTTCGGCCGAGTTTATGGTACGATTGGTTGCACAAACTCCAGCGACAAAAGATCAAGACCATATTCCCACCATCCTATGGAGCGACACCACAGTTCCAGACCGTAGTACCAGTATGCGTAACGGTGACAACAAACCATTACCTTACCTGTTGTCGGGTATACAAGGATTGGTGTTGGCAGGGTGCAATCTAATTGTTATACCCTGCAACACTGCACATCTTTGGTTCAAAGAAATGGAAAAACAAGCATCGTGGCATGCCAACATTGTACACATTGTTGACAGTGTTGCAGATGCACTACGAGATGTAAACGTAATTGATTCTAAAATTGGAGTCATGGGCACACAGGCAACCGTTGAGTTGGGATTGTATCAGTATCGTCTAAACAAACTGGGATGGGAATGTATTGTGCCTACCAAACTAGAAATGGATACGCTGGTACAACCAGCGATTGATCTAATCAAAGCCAATCAATTTGAAGCAGCACACACAATGTTAATGACTGTTATTCATAGTCTTATTGCAAGGGGAGCAACAGCGGTGGTACTGGGCTGTACTGAAATCCCGTTAGCTATTAGAGAATCTCAACAGGACAATACCCCACTAATAAATAGCATTGACAGTTTGGTTAAGAGTGCTATCAAACAATTCAAAAGGAATTAACATGAAATTAACATCGTTTATATTTGTCATCGCAGTGTTTGCAACAGCTTGTGCAACCGCTTGGACTCCAAGTGCAGCAGAACTTACATTAAGTGCCAAGGAAGATGCTAGAGAGCTTGCATTATTCAACCTGCTTGGGTTAAAATAAGTTGGTATAGTTCACGCCAGTTCTTAACCACGGGATAGTTGCATTCGTGATGCATATTATGTCCGTGTTCAATAAGAACGCTTTTTAATCCCAAGTTGTAGCCAACATCAGCATTGGCTGGCTTGTCTTCAACCCACCACATGCCACTGTCACGGTATGGTTCCAATGCTGAATCTTTGTCAGCACCTGTGTCCAAACAAATAACTGACTCAATGGCATTGCCAAATAGTTTACGTAGATTCATTTCACGTAGTCGTCCTGCGTTCTTGTCTAGACTTAAACTAGTGATCACCCGGAATTCGTAGCCGTGCTCTTCGTGCAGTCTTTTAACATAGTGAGCTGAATCACGCAGTGCAGGAAGGAATCCAATGGCTGCAGATTCATTGAAAGTTTTAACAACTTTCTTTGAATCCCGTTCTTCTAGCTCATTGTAGTGATCATGCAGATAATAGCTTTTCTTGTTATCTGCTGTGAGTGTGTAACCTCGTTCCTGCATCCAGACTGAGAATGCCCATTCCCAATCTAAAATCACACCATCGGCGTCTGTAAGTATAAGTTTATTTTTCATACTGCATTATAGCACTAGTTTAGTAGAATGTCAACAGGCTAAGTAAAAGATGATAACAATAATCGCAACTTTAATATTAACACACATCACAATAGTATGTGTTACTCTGTTTTTACACCGTAGTCAGGCACACAAAGGAATTGAATTCCACCCAATCCTAAGTCATTTTATGCGCTTTTGGTTATGGCTTACCACCGGTATGATTACTCGTCAATGGGTGGCCATACATCGCAAGCATCATAGATTCAGTGATGTGGAAGGCGATCCGCACTCACCGCACGTACATGGCTTTTGGAACATATTGGGTCGCGGTGTAATGTACTATGTTCGAGAAGGCAAGAATACTCAAACCATGATCAGTTATGGCAAGGGCACTCCCAACGATTGGATCGAGCGCAAACTGTATACCCCATATAACTTCTATGGCATTCTTTTAATGTTGATCATAGATCTCGTATTATTTGGGCCGTGGGGTTTACTAGTATGGGGTATACAACTTGCATGGATTCCGTTTTGGGCAGCCGGAGTAATCAACGGTGTTGGTCACTGGTGGGGCTATAAAAATGGCGACACTAGAGATCAGAGCACAAACATAGTGCCTTGGGGCATACTAATTGGCGGTGAAGAACTACACAACAATCACCATCTCGAACCTGCTAATCCCAGACTTAGCCGTCGTTGGTTTGAGTTTGACATAGGTTGGATGTGGTTTAACCTGTTTAAATTCCTAAGACTGGCCAAATTACGCACATAAGAAAAAGCACCCGAAGGTGCCTTTCTTTTACTATTTTTATTTTAATACCGCTATGCGGCTAATAGCTTATTTTTTAGCGCCAGTATTGACAAAGGCGTACATCTTTTCAGCTGTTTCTAGAACTTTATCTAGTCCTGGAAACTCTGGCATACCAATTGTAGTAACAATCTGACCAGTCTTCTCGTCACGTTTAGCACTCATTTCCCAACCATGAAACTTTGTAGAATGTTCTGATTGAATCATATCTTTGGCCATGGCCAAGATATCTGTGCGGATTTCATATCCGTTCTTGTTGAATTTTACTTCTGGTAGCTTTGGTGTTTCGAATTGTGACATAATAATCTCCTGTGTGTAATGTCTGTTTACATAGATACTTCTTTTTCTCTATGTACTATTATATATGCTCTATGATCTAAAAGCAACTTATTTCTTGAACTTGTTTACTCGTTCCTTAATAAGTTCAACCACTACGTCACTGAGCACAACCTCATAGTGATTATAATCTACTTCTACTAGTTCCATATCTTCGTGATGTCGTTGACTGGCAATGGTCACTACACCATCATTGGCTTGATGCATAAAAGGGCTTTGACCCTTTACTGTGACAATATTGGTCCAAGGATGCTGTATCTTGATACGGCTAGCCTGCTTCATAACCCACGAGCTAGGCCCAATGTCACGCATTAGTCTGCTAAATGGCAAGAAGTATTGAGCATAGTCTGCTACTTCAGCACCACCATAGGGTGTGCTTAATGTAACAGCACCTTTCACCGCACGGGGCATACTATTAGCTAGATGTAAACTGTAAATGCCGCCTAGGCTATGAGCAACAAACACTAGATCAGTATTTCCATCTAGTGCAACCTGCATGTCTTTTAGATTGTTTTCAAACCCATTGCGACTATCATAGTTAAGGTCTAGGCCTTCGCCTAGTTTACTTTTGATATAATTGAAGCTTTCGCTGGTGGCATTGGCACCGTGTATGTACACTAATTTCATGCCAATATTTAGCGGTTAGAACCAACCGTGGAACTCAGAGTCTAGATTGATAGGATGTACTTCCCATCCTTCTTTCTGCCAGCGCATCAACATTAGTAATGTAGTAATCACTTGTATACTGCCTTAGCACCTTCAATATCGCCCATTCGTGCTAGGCTTGCGGCAGCACGGGCTTGTGCAAATGCTTCTAAAAATGACCAGATTGCGTTAGTGATTGTTTTCATAGATAAGTTTCCTTTTGAGAATTAAATTGTCGGATGTAGTTTTCCAACTGGGCGGCATCGGTAATGCCTTTAGTGCTTAGATACGTATCCAAGCGGCTTTGATAGCTGGATCCTGGAAACATTTCACTTAAACGTTCCATAACAGCTGACATTCGATCTGATAAGAATTTCATTTCGTTTTCCTGTGTGTTTTGTAGACTAATGGTTTCTACTGATAGTATTTAGTCATTATATGTTGCGACCGCACAAAAGTCAATCTCTTGACAACCATTTAGTGTTTAGTTATACTATAACTCAATTGAGTTAAATACACAATAGGAACATTTCAATGAAGCTTCAAACCAGATCGATTTTGCAGGAACTGAATTCTATTGCCGATGTGCGCAGCACTGATTCGTTGATAGAAAGTCGTGCTGCCAACATCATCAATTCGGCTATTAATCTGTTGGAAAGCATTCATAAAAATTATGATTCCGCTTCAGCAGACGAACTTGAACGTAGGTTTGTTAATGCAATCAAAGGGCAAGACCCTGCAAAGTTCACACGTGGAGTTCGTAGAATAGCAGAAGCACGTAGACTCAAGAAAAAATTGGAAGAAAGCAATGATCAGTAAACTGTCAGAAGGCGGCAACGTATTCAAAGGCCCAGAAAAGCAACCGCTAACACAACGTATTGCCACAGGAGACGTAGAGGAAACTATCCTTTACATCGAAAAAATCACAGGCCTTGACTTTACCAAAGAAAAGCATCTTGATGACAAGAAGCCGGTTAAATGGCTAGGTACCACAGGCCGCAAAGAAGATCCAGATGGCACATTTGAAAAGAACAGCAGTGGTGATCTAGACCTATCAGTAGATGCCAACGAAGTAGATAAGAAATCATTCGCTGACAAATTGATTTCACAGTTTGGTAAAGAGAATATTAAATTAAGCGGAGACAATGTACACTGGAAGGTGCCTATCAAAGGCAGTCCAGACAATGGATTTGTACAAGCAGATTTTATGTTTTCAGCCAATCCTAAATTTCAACAAGGCTCAATGATTGGTGGGCAAGGTGAATATAGGGGTGAGCACCGTCATATCCTATTAAGCTCAATTGCTCGTGCCCGCGGTATCAAGTACAGCCCCAAGCACGGCATACTGAATGCTACCACTGACGAACTATTGCCCAACGGCAACGACTGGAATCAAATTGCCAAAGTGTTACTAGGGCAAACTGCCACAGTCAAAGATATTAAATCAGTTGACGCAATTCTCAACTACATCAAGAAACTGCCTAACTATGAAGAACTAGTTGCAAGTGCAAGAGAAACACTGGGCAAACAAGGTATTAGTTTACCGGAAAATGTTATTTCGTTTGAAAGTGCGCAAACAGGAACACCCTCTTGGTTCCGCAAGATGATGGAACGAGTGAAATGAGAGCATTTGAATTTTTACGTGAAGCCGAAGCAGCACCTCCCGCCAAGAAAGTGGGGCGTGAGTTCAACCATCTAGAAGATCTTGTGTTTACAGAAGCCAATGGTGCTAACAAGGCCATCAAGATACTAAAAGACCTAGCCAGTCCCGAAACCAGTATCACAATCAAGTGGGACGGCAATCCCACAGTGTATTGGGGACGTGAAGATGACGGCTCCTTCCGACTGGTGGGCAAAAACAATTGGGGTCGTGAAGAAGGCAAAAGTTCCAGTCCAGAAGAACTCCAACAGTTTATCATGAGTCGTGGCAAGGGCGAAGATTGGCGTGAGAAGTTTGCAGGAGATATGGCAGCACTGTGGCCCATATTTGAACGTGCAACACCTGCAGAATTCCGTGGCTATGTCTACGGAGACATTCTATTCCACCCTGGCAAACCATATGCCGGCGCCAACGGCAAAATTACATTTACTCCCAATCAAACAACTTATTCTGTTGCAGGCACTAGTGAAATTGGTCGAGCATTGGCCAAGGCCAAGATAGCAGTGGCAGCTCACAAGGTGTTTGGTTACTTTGGAGACAAGACAGGTGAGGAC